TTTCTTGCTACTTGGCCGGTTGTTGGCATATGGCTGACATCTATGGGTATATGCACAATGGCATTTAACCTAAATGGCTTTAACTTTAATCAATCTATTGTGGATAGCAACGGTAAAGTTGTACCTACTTGGGCTGATGTAGTTAACAGAGCTAATCTTGGTTTTGAAGTTATGCATGAACGTAACGCTCACAACTTCCCACTTGATTTAGCATCAACTGAATCAACAGAAGTTGCATTATCAGCTCCACAAATTGGCTAAAAAAATTTGGACTATATGGAAGTACGCCCTTGGTAGTTTTAGTGATGATAAGACTAAATCTTATGACAACATTATTGCTATCACTCGTACTTTTATTTTTATTAGTTATCTCGTAACTAATTGTTTTATTATTTCTGGTGTCATTAGACACTGGGAGCCACGTCCGTTCATCCCTTCGGGGACGCATGACTCCTAAGCATGGAACGGGGCTTAGGTATATGGAGATGACACATGAAAGTTACTTTCGTATATCGTGGCGTTGCTTACACAAGAGTAATCGGTTAGGCGATCTTGGGGAGGTTCAATTCCTCCCTACTCAATCTGGCTTTTGCCCTCTAAGGAGGATACCATCAGCCGTATATACGGTGGGATAGACCACAAAACGTTAGAGTCTCACGTTAGACCAAACGAGATTCACACATTTTCAGATCTGAAGACGATAATTTATACCTTTAATTTTTAACCAAAAAAATGGCACAACAATCCAGCACTAACCCTGCCTCACAAACCAATCTGGGTAGGATAAATGGTGGAACAAACGCCCTTAATAATAGAGATTTATATTTAAAATTATTTAGTGGCGAGATGTTCAAAGGATTCCAGCACGAAACAATTGCTAGGGATCTTGTAATGAAGAGAACTTTGAAGAACGGTAAGAGTCTTCAGTTCATCTACACTGGACGCACAAAAGCCGAGTACCACACACCCGGCAACAGCATTCTAGGTAACGACCAGAAGGCTCCTCCAGTGGCAGAAAAAACCATAACATGCGATGACCTATTAATCAGTTCTGCATTCGTGTATGAGCTAGACGAGACACTCGCACATTATGAATTGAGAGGAGAAATTTCCAAGAAGATTGGATATGCTCTTGCTCAAAAGTATGACCGTATGATCTTTAGATCAATTACTCGTGGTGCACGTAAAGACTCTCCAGTCTCTATGTCTAACTATGAAGAACCCGGTGGTACACAAATCCAAGTTGGTGGCGGTTCTGATGCTGACGATGCTTATAGCTCTACTCACCTAATCAATGCTTTCTATGATGCAGCTGCTGCACTAGATGAGAAAGGTGTAAGTACACAAGGCAGAGTTGGTGTTTTAAACCCACGCCAATACTACGCACTTATACAAGAAGTTGGTAATAACGGTCTAGTAAACAGAGATGTCCAAGGTACTGCATTGCAGTCTGGTAATGGCATTATCGAGATCGCTGGAATCAAAATTTATAAGTCAATGAATATTCCATTCTTCAGTAAGTATGGTACTAAGTACGCTCCTTCTTCAGGTGCTAGTGCTTCTACAGACCTTGCTACTGTTGATCCCGGAAACACAGGTGATTTCGTATCAGAATCTATTGAAACTGGTACAGCTGCTACAGGCAACAACTATGGTGTACGCAACAACTATGGTGCAAGCACTGCTTTTGCTAATAGCTGTGGACTAATTTTCCAAAAAGAAGCTGCTGGTATCGTTGAGGCAATCGGTCCTCAAGTACAGGTAACTTCTGGAGATGTGTCTGTTGTTTACCAAGGCGATGTAATCTTAGGAAGACTCGCTATGGGAGCAGACTACTTGAATCCAGCTGCTGCTGTTGAATTGTTCGCAGGAACTTCAACTAAGCCAACTGCATTCTAATTTATACATTTATACGGGAGCTTCGGCTCCCTTTTTTTTATTATGGCTACCTCTACAGTTGCAATCGATACCGAACTATCCGCAGTCAATTCTATACTGGGAGCCATCGGTCAATCTCCACTTACAACTTTAAATTTTACTAATCCAGAAACAGCATTTATTTATAATATTCTTGAGGAAACAATTAAAGATGTTTTAAATGAAGGTTGGCATTTTAATACTGAACATCACGTAGAAGTCTTACCTGATAGTAATGGGCATTTAATTATACCTACAACTTATTTAAGATATGACTTTTCTGAAGCTGAAAACAGACACATGGATGTTGTTAGACGTAATGGCAGACTATATGACAAAGTAAATCATACTGATATATTTTCAGGACCTTTACTTCTGGACGTTGTTTATCTATATACGTTTACTGATATACCCTCTGTATTTCAACGTTACATAGTTGCAAAATCATCTTCTAGAGCAGCTGCTCAATTAGTTGCTAATGCAGAAACTTTTAAACTTTTACAGCAACAAGAAGCTACATGCAGAGCTGCACTTGTCGAATACGAATGTAATCAGGGTGATCATTCATTCTTTGGCTGGCAACATGAAAGTTCATATAGTCCCTATCAACCATACAAATCCTTAAGTAGATAATGGCAAGTATTACACAACAAATTCCAACATTAACTGGAGGAGTATCACAACAAGCTGATGAATTAAAAGTACCGGGACAAGTTAATGTGGCTGACAATGTGTTGCCTGATATAACTCATGGATTAATGAAGCGTCCCGGAGGTAAATTAATAGCTTCTTTAAGTGATAACTCAACCGCAGCATTAAATTCTGTAGATAAAGGGCGTTGGTTTCATTATTACAGAGATGAACAAGAACAATATATAGGACAAGTTAGTAGAGATGGTGATGTAAATATGTGGTCATGCTCTGAGATATGGCAACCTAATACATACCAAACTGCTACCTTTAATTACTCGAATGGCACAGTAACTATAACTGCATCGAGTCATAGTTTAACAACTAGTGATTATGTAGATTTTTTTTCTCCTAACTCATCTTATCCAAGTGGTAAATATCAAGTTGCTTCTGTACCAAGTTCTAGTACTTTCACTATAACTTTACCTACAGGTCTTACAAATGCTACTGGTCAATCTTGTAGCTATGGAAAGAGATTATTTTTACCCGGTGAATCAGTTCCTGTTACTTATACCTCTTCAGTTTCGTCTGCCTTAACAAGTTATCTTACTCATTCTAATGATGAAGATATACAAACTTTAAGTGTAAACGATACAACTTTTTTTACTAACAGAACTAAAGTCACTGCAATGGGGTCACAATTAGCTGATCCAAAGAAAAATGAAATATTTATAGAATTAGATCAAATTAAATATGGAGCACAGTACGCTCTTAATTTGTTTGACGATACAACTTTAACTCCTGTAACTACAGCAACTAGAATTAGAGTAGAACGTACTAGAGACAGTAATAATTATTGTGATAGTAGTGGTGCTATGGTATCTCATCAAAACAGAAGTAATGAAACAACTAGATGTGATGCTTCTGCTGGAAATGGTGCAGATGATAATGCTCCAAACGTAGGTACAGATATTTTTTATATAACTGGAGGTGCTACGTTAAGAGATGACAATCCAGTTTCTTTAAGAAGTTCAGCAACACCTTACTATGACTATATAGCTACTATTTATAACTCAAGTAATGTTGCTTATACAGGTGCAGCTCTTGCAGCTAAAAAAAATCTTATAGTTCGCATAACAACTACTGGTCAATCTACACCTGTTGGTAGTGGAAGTAACGTTGAATATAGAACTAGATACACAACCAATAACGATTTCTTATTTGGTGGTGAAGGTTGGGCAGTAGGTGATTATGTAATGGTATTTATGAAAGATGCCTTATATAAAGTTACGGTAGAAGATACAAGTACAACTCAAATACAAGGAAATATTGGAGGATCCTCTCAAGGAATTATTAGACCTAATCCAACTTCCTTTGACTCAAAAACAAACGTAACTGCTTCAGCAATATTAGGAGAATTAAAGGCACTTTTAGATGCTACAAGTGTATTTAGTGAAGTCAAACAAATAGGTAATGGTTTATATGTTAGTCGCGTTTCTAACATTGTTGGTGGTGTAGATCAAAATGCTTTTAATGCTTCAACACCAAATACTAAATTAATGAATGTTGTATCTGGTGAAGTATTAACAGTAGATGACTTACCAAAAGAATGTAAACATGGAATGGTAGTAAGGGTTGCCAACAGTCAATCTGATGATTATTTCTTAAAATTCTTTGGAGATAATGATTTAGATGGTAAAGGTGTATGGGAAGAATGTCCTAAACCCGGCGTACAGATTGAATATGATCCAGCAACAATGCCAATCCAATTACAAAGAAGTAATACAGGAGAGAATTTTGTTTTAAATCAAGTTGCATATGAAGAAGCGCAATGTGGAGATACTGATGCTTTAGGTGGTACAAATCCAAGAGCTTCGTTTGTAGGTCATCCAATAAACAAGATGATTTTCTTTAGAAATAGATTGTGCATGCTCAGTAATGAAAATGTAATTATGTCTCGTCCGGGAAACTTTTTTAATTACTGGGCTAAGACTGCTACAACTTTTTCTAATATTGACGTTATTGATGTTTCTTGTAGTTCTGAGTGGCCGGCTATTGTTTATGATGCTATTCAGGTTAACGCTGGATTACTAATATTTACTAAAAATCAACAGTTTATGTTGACTACTGATAGTGATATTTTAAATCCATCTACTGTAAAAATTAATGCTTTAGCATCTTATAATTTTAATTACAAAACTAATCCAATATCGTTAGGTACTACAGTTGGTTTTTTAGATAATGCTAATAAGTACAGTAGATTCTTTGAAATGCAAGGCATTCTTAGAGAAGGTGAACCACGTGTCATAGAACAAAGCAAAGTTGTTTCTGAATTATTTGCAAGAGATCTAAAACTTATTTCTAACTCAAGAGAAAATAGTGTGATTTTCTTTAGTGAAGAAGATACTTCAACCTTATATGGGTATAGATATTTTACTAGTGGAAATGAACGAGCACTACAAGCGTGGTTTACGTGGACTTTAACAGGTACTATTCGTTATCACTGTATGCTAGATGATGCTTTATATGTTGTTGTACGTAATGGTAGTAAAGATCAACTACTTAGATATTCAGTCCATTTAGATGATGAAGGACATTACGTAACTGATGGTGATGATTATCCAGTTCACTTAGATCATAGTTATAAAATAACTGCTGGTCAGGCAACATATAATCCAAATTTTAAGACAACTACTTTTGCTGTACCAATTGGATTTTTAAATACAACATCTGAAAAAGCTGCATTTGATATTGATGATCAAACAAACCTTGGTCACTATGGTGTGATAAGCATTGAAAGTGGTACAGGTAATTATGAACTACAAGGTAATTGGTCTCAAGGAGTTACTTCTACTACCATAACCAATGGTGGATATGGATGGACTTCAGCACCAACAATAGTTATTACAGGTGGTGGTGGAGTTAACGCAAAAGCTTCATGCACTGTTGATTCAGTAACTGGAGCCGTGACTGCTGTGAATATTGAGGATACTGGCTATAACTACACTTCAGCTCCAACACTTACATTTGGAAATGCATGGCAAGCAAGCACTGCCTATGCAGTAGGTGATCAAGTAGTTAATGGTGGTCAAATATATACATGTGATACAGCAGGAACTTCTGCTTCATCTGGTGGACCATCAGGTACAAGTAATGATATTGCTGATGGTACTGCTCGATGGGATCATAGTGGAATTATTCCTACAGTTACAGCAACAATAAGTGGTGAATTCATAATTGGATATAACTACGACATGCAAATTGAACTGCCAACTTTATATAGAACATTTACTGAAAGTGGTGGTACTAGGTCAGATACTAGATCAGATTTAATAATACACAGAGTTAAATTTAGTTTTGGTAAAGTTGGTGTTTACACAGTCAATATAAAAAGACAAGGTAAACCAGACTATATTGAAGTCATAGAAGTAAATAAAGCTAATACTGTTCAATCAAACTCTTTAACTTTCTTAGATTCAAGTTTAGAAACAGTACCGTGTTACGAGAGAAATAAAAAATTAGTAGTAAAAGTAAGTTCAAAACATCCATCTCCAGCAACTATAGTTTCATATAGCTGGGAAGGAGATTACAACACAAAATCATATTCACGTGTCTAAATATATCCATCCTGCAACGTTGGAAGCTGCTATTCATGTAGCTTCTAACTTATTACCAGAGGATCGTTCGGAAGTAGCTGAGGGTCATGGACATGATCCTGAGAATGCAATAGTCGTTGGAATTAATAACTGCGACTCTGTGTATTTCAAAGTACCGAATGGTGACATAGCTGGATTAGCTGGCGTATATAAAGATGGGCAGATCTGGATGCTCTGTACACCCGCTATCCTTAAATATCCGCATACGTTTGCTCGTGAAGCTAAACGCTATGTGAACAGTAGACAAGAGAAGTTGCTTTGGAACATCGTTGATAAACGAAACAGAGTTCATTTAAAACTTCTTAAATTCCTAGGGTTCAAATTTTTACGGGAATTAAAACATGGACCAAACAATTTATCCTTTATAGAATTTTGCCGTGTGCGCTCCAGCTAGTATAGCTCTCGGTGGTGTAGGACAAATACTTGGTGGTATTGCTGGAATGCAAGCAGCTAAAGCAAGAAATGCTGCTGCTAAAAGACAATACGCAGCTGCTATAGAACAAAGAAAACGTAATCATTTACAAAATCTTTCTATCTACAGTGCCAAGGTCAATAAATACACTATCGATCTAAATGAAAATGATTTGGCAGCCAATCGTGGTTATGCCAAAGCTCAAGCCGAATTGGGCAGAGTACAATCTAAAGCACTTGCTACATCAGAATCTGCCTATATAAAAATGGTTAGAGAGAAGATGGGTAAAGTGGCAGCTGGTGGTCTAACAGGAAGATCAGCAGCAAGACTTGAAACTATGGTTTCAGCAGAGTATGGAAGAAAAGTAGGAAGATTAGCTTTTGCTTTGACAAGATCAGGAGAAGCTTATCAAGAGAACGTTGAAAATATTAGAAGGCAACAAATGAGTCAAAGAAATAAATTGTTCTCTAACGTTGCATTTGTACCAGTACCCGGAATGGCTCCAACTCCTCCTGTTATGGAGAATACATCTATGCCTTTAGTACAAGGAATTGTAGGTGCAGCAGCTGGTGCGTTTGGTGCAAAAGAACAGAATTTATTTAGTGAAGGTGGTAATACTGGTGGTGGGACTGAATTTATTGGACCTTATAGTCAAGACTACTATGCCCCATATTCAGGAAATTAAAGACTATGACAGACTCATTTCAAGGTGGTACGTTTGATCCCATCGAATCAGAAGATTATGTAGGTGCTTTACAAACTCAGTACAAACAGATCAACGAAGGTATGAATAATTACTGGAATCAAGAAATCAGTAGTTATAACCAAGCAGCTAAAGTAGCTGGTAAAAATTTAGAAGCTCTTGCCGATATATCTGAGACTATTGGTGGAGTTTTAGCAAAAAGAGAAGCAGAAAAAAAGGAAGTAGATTTTGCCAAAGGTCATTTATGGTTCCATGAAAATGGATTTGATGATGGTGAAATGGCTGCCTTTGAAGCTGCGGAAGGAACGTTAGATGAAGAAGGTCAAGAAATTAATAAGATTCGTTTTGAAGCAGAACAGAATGGAGCAAGTATTTGGGAATCTCTAGAGTTTAAAAAATTAAACAAAGCACAACAAAAAGGTGCTGTAGTTGCATTTGTAGAATCTAGAGCACAACAATATGACCCTGCAAATGCTGATGCATTAAAAGAAGCTACTTCATATGAGGAATATAAAGCAGCTGAAGCAAGATTAAAACTTGATTTTTATAGAGGTCTTGGTGATATAAATCCAGCATTAGTTTATAAGTATGCAAACAAAACAATTTTAAATAAAGGACAAACTGCATATAACAAATGGCATACCAAAAGAGAAGCAGAAATAAAAGAACAAGAAATAGTTGATGCTAATAAAGAACTAGAAACTTGTGTTAAATCTGCAAATGATGGTGTTAATTGTTTAATTAATTATTCTAATAATCATGGTCATTTACATGGTGGTTTAGGAGCTGGACGTAGAGCTGGGTTAGCCCATGCAGCAACCTTAGTTGAAGCTGGCGTGTTAAATGAAGAGCAAGTTGATAAGATGCTTGATCAAACTTTTACTCGCAAAGATACAGGTAAAACAGATACTTTTAGAGGTGCATATGAAAAAGAAGCTAATTTAATTGAAGATGCTTTAATGGCACGAAAGAGAAAGGATTTTGAAATACAACAAACAAAACATAAACTCGATGCTGTAGCAGATACTGATGACTTTTTGTCTAGTTTAGATCCTAATCAAATTACAGATATGGGATATAAAAAAGAAACCATAGCTCAGTTAAAGCAGAGGAAAATAGAACAGCAATTAAAATATGGTGGTCATCATGACCCTCGTATTGATAGTGCTATAGCGGGATTAGATTTAGATAAAAATACTATTGCTAAATACAAAGATAAAGCAATGGATATGTTTAAGGAAGGAACTCTTAACTCAGAAACTCTCAAGACATTACCTATAGAAGTACAGCTAGATACTGACATAAAGAAGCGTGCAGAAATGGGTGACACTATAATTGAAGGTGTTAAGACTTACAATGAAAATATTGAAGGTTTTGTAAAAAATGATGCTGGTTTAGGTGGTCAATCATATGACGGTAGTAATGCATCAAGATTAACAGAGTATTTACAAGCTAGATGGAGAGCACGTGTTATTGAACTTATGCAACGTGCTAAACCCGGAGATCCAGATCCAAGAGAAGTAGCTTATCTAGAAATTGAAAAAGCATTTAAGGAAGATGCAGCTAGAAGTCCAGAAGAAAGACTATTTAAAAATAGTGATACTGGAAGATATACTTGGCCGGGTGAAATGAGTTTTGATAATGCAGTAGAAGCTAGACTTAGTAGTAAAAAAGTACAAGATTTAGATGTCGAATATATAAGAAAAATGGGCGTTGGTGCTTTAGATTCTGGTCCTCCACCAATATTTTTTAGTAAGCAAGAACTAATTGATATGCAAAATAAATTTGCAGCAGATCAAAAAGCTACTTGGTCTCCAAGAGTTAAAGCTATTGCAAAAGAGTATGACGGTCTTAATGAAATAGATATTGTTAACATGCAACGTAAAGTTGTAGGTTTAGACCCATTAGAAAGTGATGCATGGAGTGCTTATCAATCACTACCATCAGACTCACAGTTCCTTATTAATCATTCTGGAACTAGTTTATCTAATGCTAGAGCTTGGGGGACTGCTGGTAGAGAAGTACCTGAAATACATAAAGAAGGTAAGAATTTATTAGAAGTTGCACAAAGTTTTAATCAAGATTTTCCAAGTCTTGCAGCTGGATATGATATGGCTGAAATGTTAGATGGTGAACCTTTTAATCCTAATAATGAATCACATATTTTAGAGTTTGCTAGATCAAAATGGAAATATAGCGGTGGCACAGATTTAGCTGCACTTGAGCTTACTAGACGACCTAAGTTTAGAGGTAGTGCATTTGATAAAAAAGTACAAATTAATTATGGATAGATAATGAATGATCCCATAATGGATGAGATAGAAAATGTTGTACCGGGAGTTAATACAGAAGAGTTAGAAAAAACAGCAGAGCAATTAAAGCCACTGTTTGGAAACTCCGACCAAGGTCAAGTACAAACAGATCAATCTCAACCACAAACAGGTTCTACGGAACCAGAAGAAATACAACCAGATGAAGAGGATACTCGAACTGGACTACAAAAGTTCCTTGGTTATGACAAGGCACTAACAAACAAAGCTAATAGAGGAGAAAGGGTAACTTTTGCAGATACTTTTGGGAGTCAAGGTGCAAGCAATCCTACAAATGTTGCAGCAGCAGCTGGAGCAGGAATGGTTGATTTTGCTGTTGATACAGTTAACTTATTACCAAAAGTAGACATACCAAAACTACCTGAATATGAAAGTGGAATATTACAAGGTGTACGTCAAATAAGTTCTATTGTAGTTCCATCTCTTTATGGAGCTAAATATTTAAAGGGATTAGGAGGTCTAGCTCATAAAAAAGTGGGTTGGGCTTTAGGTAATGATCCTTTAGTTAAATTTTTAGGAACTGCTGGTATTGATGCTGGAGTTGGTGGCGTTGTTGATTCAATAGTTAAAACCAATGAAACAGATCATAACGTTGCTGGTACATTTAAAAAGTCGTGGCCGTCAACCTTTGGATGGATACCTGATAATGTTGCAACCCTTGATAAAGATGCTCCTGAAATAAAAAGGATGAAAAACGTCACTGAAGGAATTGGTCTTAGTTTCTTTGGAGATTTTTTATTAGGCGCAAATAAAATTTTACAAGATTTAAAAGGTATAGATGAAGCTACTCAATGGGTTCCTAAAAGTGAAAATGCTAAGAAATGGGTTGCAGCTAAGAATGCACAAAAGAAATTATCTGATGATGTTGTAGAAAATGAAATCCTTATTAACGATGCAAAGCGTAAAGCTCAATTCGATGAGATGGGTGAATACAACATGTCTAATAGTGTTAACTTTGATCAACCTATTAAAGGAGTACATGATATATATGATGACTATGAAGTTGGTTTTAGGACAGCAGATGATGGTGGCATAGTTATATCTCAATATGACGCAGTAAGAATTACTAAAAATATTGATAGTGTTCAAGGAAGAGTTGGTAGTGTTTTTACAGATTCAGCATTAAAAGCTGGTCTTAATCTTGATGATGCCGGACATGGCACTATGAAAGAGTTATCAAAAGACTTGCAATTAGATATTGAATGGCATGGTAATACTGGTAAAGTTATTACTCATAAAGAAGCTGTTGAAGTTGGAGAGGATTTAGCTGCATCTCTTTACGAGATGGATAAAAGCTCAATGAAAAGAGTTATTGATAATTTCTTAACTGGTATCGATGCAGATACAGGAATCAAAGTTTTAAATACTGAAGGTTATGTTGGTGTATTTAATGCGATTAAGAAATATTTTGATGACTACATGAATATGGATCTGGCTCGTGCTCAAGCATATGTCAGCACATCTTTAGCTGGTCAGGTTTCTGACTTAGCAGAGGGTGCAAGATTAATGAATGATGCTCCTACTGCTGTTCAAAATGCACAAGAGCAAGTACTTGATAGATTGCAATACCTTATGAATATTAAAGCCCAAACTTCTTATGCAAGAGGTAGAGCTTTAAACATGACTAATCTCTGGAATCGTATAAGAACTTTAGATTTTAGTAAGAAAGGTGGTAAGAAAAATATTATGAATAATGCTCTTGACTATATAAAGAGCGAGAAAGAAGAAACAATAAAGAATTTAAAAAAAATAACTAAAGAGTCTAAAGATGCTATTGATTTAATTCGTCAATTAAATAAAGAAAAACCATCAATGTTGAAACCGTTAATGTTGGCATACGAAACAACAGATGGAAACGTTAATACAATTGGTAAATTAAATAGATTTTTCCAACAATCAACTGGTCTATTCAACAAGATGTTAATAGATACAGATCCAAGCATACCTTCTGTTTTATCACAGGCGGTATGGGGCAATATATATAACTCTGTTTTATCTGCTATTGGGACACCATTAAAAGCTGGTACTTCTAACTTAGCTTTAATGATTGAAAGACCTATTGCTACTTTTGCAGGAGCTTTAGGTAATCCAGCTACATTAAGACGTGCTAGTTATATGTACACAGTTGGAATGGTTGATACTTTACGTCAAGCTACTAAACATATGAACATTGTTTTTAGACAAGCGTCTAGAGATCCTAGTTCTGTTGGTTATATCATGCGTAAGGATTTTCAATTAAAAAATACAAAAACTATTGAAGCACTAGAATCATTTGCTGAAGCTAAAAAGAAAGATGGTTTTGATGGTCCAGCAGCAATGATGGAAAGAGTTAAAGCTATGAATGATTTAGCAGAGCATCCTTGGTTAAGATTTAGTGCTAACGCTATGACCGCAATGGATGGTTTTACAAGATCATTTATTGGTAGTGTTGAAGCTAGAGGTAGAGCATATGATGCGCTATTTTCTGCTGGTAAACCTATAACGGGTGACGGTATTAAAGAAGCTGGAGAACGTCTATATAAAGAAATGTTTGATGAAACAGGAATGATTACAGATAAAGGTGTTGAGTATGCAAGTAAAGAGATAGCAATGAACTTGGATAACGCAGCTGTTGATGGATTAAACGAATTAATAACTCGCGCTCCAATGCTCAAACCATTCCTCATGTTTCCTCGTACAGCTGTTAACATGCTTAAATTTACTGGTAGTCATTTACCACCAAGTCCTTTAAATTTCTTTGTACGTGATCTAAATCAATACAGCAAAAAGTTTGTTGATATGGATATTAGTGAAGTTGAAAGATTACTAACAGCACGTGGCGTTGATATTAAAAACGTAAATATTGAAGCTGCATATGAAACGATAAGAGCTGAATTAAAAGGTAGAAAAGCAATTGGTACAGTCTCTGTATTAGGAGCTGTAGGTTTATTTAGTACAGGTGGTTTAAGAGGTAATGGTTTATATGATAAAACCAGACAAAGAACCAGAAATCAACTTGGATATAAACCTAGAACTTATAAAGGATGGGATGGTAAATGGTACAGCTATGAAGGTCTTGGTGCAATAAGTGATTGGATAGCATTTACTGCTGATGTCATGGATAACTTTGACTCATTAGATGAACCATCATTAGAGCTACATTTAAATAAAGCTGGACATATACTTGCTGCAAATATTACTAACAAATCATTCTTAGCTGGTTTAGAACCAATGAATGACGTATTAGCTGGAAACCCTGCTGCATTGTCAAGATGGGCAGCTAGTTTTGGTAGTGGACTTGTACCGGGTAGTGGTATTAGAAATGAATTTTCTAGATTATTTACTCCACAAATGAAAGAAGTAGAACAGGATTTTCTACAATTATTAGCTAATAGAAACCCTATAACAAAAGGTCAATTACCTGATGCTTATGACTGGGTAGATGGAAGTTTAATAAGAGAACCTGAAAACTTCTGGGTACGTTTAGTAAATACTTATTCTCCTGCATTTAAACAAAGCGAAAGCATTTCACCTGAAAAACAATTCCTTATGGATGTGGAATTTGATGGTCGTCCTCAGTTAAATACTAACGGAGCTGGAGTTGAATATTCTCCTGAACAAAGATCTCAAGTTACACAAATAATGGGTAAAGATAAAACTTTTGCTAAAGCAGTAAAAAGAATAATGAATACTCATGAAGGTAGAAACTTTAGGAAATTATATAAAGAAGCACAACGTAAAGGCATACCTTTAGATAGAAAAGAATTCTTAGCTATACATAGAAAATTAAGAACTGCTTTAAGACAAGCTCAAAAACAAGCTGAGTTACGTATTGAAGAAAGAGGTGTAGTTGAGAAGAAACAATACTATAACAACCGCATTAAAGATGCGACTAGAAGAGGAGATATTGAAGAGATTACACGATTACAAAAAATAGCAAGACAACTATAAAACCACCCGCCAACTAAATAAACAATACGTTTGTAATAACAAATGGCGACAACTGAACATTTTTACGCGGGAACGGGGTCTCAAACTTCGTTCCCTT